CGAACCTGTCGTTCAGCTAATCAAAACTCTCAGGGATGGGAATCAACCCCGCTTCGGCGGGGTTTTTCTTGGACAGATTATTCTTCGTCATCGTCTTGATAATCGTCTTCGTCTATCCATTTTTGACTTGGATCATCGTAGGCCTGATAGTAACGTTCATTGGCCTGCATGATTCTAAATCCATCTTTATATTTCAGCGCAGCAAAGGTTGCTTCTTCCTTTTTTAACAAATCGCAAACCACAAAGCTAGTGCCACAACCACCGCTGATGTTTTTGAATGGCGAGTGTTTGTATTCATTATGCTGTAATGCTTTGTGAAATGCTCCACCGTATGTAAAAATTATTCTTGTGATACCAAGCTTTTGATTTCGCAATCTAATTTTGTCAATCAAGGTCAAGACTGAGATTTCAGCTTCGTTGGCATCGTTGATGGCCAACAAACACTCTTTGAATTTGATACTGCCCTTGGTATGGTAATTGTCCGGAGTCTCTTTGGTACTCCATGGGATGGAAGCAGTGACGTGGTCTACGTAAAAAGTTTCACCGTGTGTTTTTACGACCCACATGGGGATGGTACTATCTTCTAGATGTTTCTTGTTGAAGTGAAACACTAGATCCTTGCATGCGTATTCAATCTATGACATTTTATTTTCCTTTTGTTTTAAATTTACTGCACATTAGTTCAAAATCATGTTGCCTGCTTTGAACTTGTCCGTAACTTGCTTTAGGATTACGTTCTCTATACTCTGCTTTTTGTTGTTCTATGCACTCATCGTACTTGTTAGAACAACCTGCTGCTATCAAAGCAAAAACCATTAAAATGTAGCGCATAACAGTTTCCTAATGGGTAGTTATTTTTGTGTCAGGAAACTACCAAACCCCGTGAGCGCAGCCCATCCCGTTTTCGCGTCAGCGGAGGCGGAATATGGTTACGGGTCCGCCGATGATTCTGGTGCGCCGTATGGGAATCGAACCCATTCATTGGAGGTTTAGAATCTCCTTGCCGTCCACCGGCTCACAGCGCATAACGTAATTATGCCAAAATTAAACTAGTAGGTCAATTAATTTGGTAAACCACTAAATACTATTAACGCACTCTGCGTTTTATGCGGCAACCACCGCGTAGTGGCTAGAACCCACATCGGACTTCTTTAAGGAGAAAACAAATGGGGCGTCCTCTCAAAATACAAAAATATTCTACTAATTCTGGTATTGGTGCACCTGGTGCAGCAGTAGGCATTGATGTTGGTTTTCCAAACTTTGGCTCACTGACAGATCCAGAGTATAATGTCAACCCAACAACTCTAAGTGCAAACGATTATCTTGGCGTGGTTGGCGGACTTCGTACCACTGCCACATCAGCTACTAATCCTGTGGTCAAGTGTATTGTAAACATCGCCAACAGCTACACAGGTGTAGATGATGGTGTTATCCTGCGTCAAAAAGGTGCTCACAAATTTCTAGTGGCCACGAACACAGCTATTGACCCTGCCAACGCAGTGGTGGGTGTCAGTGTGCGCATTGCTAGCCTTGGGGACACCAATTGGGTAGCTATGGGTGCACCAGTGGGTGCCGCAGTAGGCACTATTTTCTTAGTTACAGCAGCCGCAGGCGCTGGTACCACAGGCACCTGTCAAGAAGTCGGTGTGTGCGTTTTAGACAATGATGCAACTCCTCCTGGCGGCAGCATGGCCATTGGCTTCTCAGTAGGAGATTCAACAATTACCTACATCAGCAAGCTAACCAACAAGTGGCTGTTGGATTGGACTGGAGGTAACGACTACGGTTACTCCAGCGTGGTAAATGATGTGCGTTATGTATCAAACTTCTTCACTGACGAAGGCACTGTGATCAAGAGTGGTACTGCAAATACCACAGTGATACCAGGGCAAGTTGAGAAGTGGACTAGCTAACACTTTTAATACTGTTAGGATCCTCCCAGAACTACATACTGGGAGGATTTTTTTATGACTATAGCTTTTGCACTGGCAAATGGTGTTAGTAGACAAGGACTTGATCTTGCCTGGTTACACCACTACGGCTCAATTTATGGCTGCAATGCACTCTACAAAGATTACGAACCAGACGTGCTGGTGGCCACTGACGCTCCGATCAGTGGACGAATTCAAGATTCTGGCTACAGTCAGCGTAAAACATTCTACACTCGTAGATGCTATCCAAATTCTGGAGCAAGGCAGATCCCCAAAAAATACTACGGAAACAGCTCAGGACCAGTGGCCGCTGCACTAGCAGCTATTGACGGACACACGCAGATCTATTTGCTGGGGTATGATCTTGGACCAACAACGGATAACAAATTCAACAACGTTTATGCAGGTACCGAATTCTACAAAGCACGTGGAACTCCTCCCACATTCACGGGCAACTGGATCAAGCAGATAACCACAGTGATATCAGATTTTCCCACTGTGCGCTGGACCAGGGTATACGGGGAAACCACAATGAAACACGCTGAATTAGACCGTTTGAGCAATCTTGAGCACCTTGAAATGTCGCTGTTTCTGGCTCGTATAAATAAGCAAAAGGATTGTTAGATGTCAACTTACAAACGTGTCAACGGTGACTATAATATTGTCTCTATACAAGCGACGGACAACGTCAACATTACAACCAACACGGTTAATGTCGCAGGCAATATACGCACTTCAGGGTTGACTGCCACGGGCACTGTTGCTTTCCCAACTGCCAACATCACTGCAAACAATATCACCAGTAACTCTATTACGTCAGTTGGTAACTTTGTTACCACTGGTGTTTTTATTGGTGACGGATCAGGACTTACCAACATTCCCACTGGTAATGCGTCTGGCAATCGTATTCAAAACGGTACATCTAAAGTTGATTTGCCCAATCTATCTGGCAACATTCAAATGGACGTGGGCGGTGTTGCTAATGTAATGCTGTTGACCACCACTGGTGCTATTTTACCAGGTAATGTTACAACCGGCAATATCTTAACAGACAACTACTATTTTGCCAATGGAGTGCCATTTGTCAGCGGCGGAACTGTTAAATGGGATGCTCAGGGCACAGCACCAAGTTCTCCCACTGCTGGTGACTTTTGGTTTAACACCGTCAACGGTATTGTGTATCAATATGTAGATGATGGTGATACTGATCAGTGGGTGGATATCAGTGGGGTGGCTACACCTCCTGCATCAGCAAGCACCCTGGCCAACACAGTGGTACAACGAGATGTTAATGGATCATTTACAGCCAATACCATTACAGTAACAAATCTAAATGCCGCGGCCAATATCGCAGGCACTTACTTCATTGGCAATGGTAGTTTGCTAACAGGCATCAGTACTAATCCTAGCACTATTATCAATGGTCTATCAACTGTTACCATTCCATCTACCAGCGGTAACATTTTTGCCAATGTAAACAACGTTAACATGGCGCAGATAACCAATCTAGGTCTAGCAGTAGGCAACATCACTAACCTTGGTTCTAATTCCACAGGCAACATTGGTTCGGCCAGCAATTATTTCAATCGTGTGTTTGCTACTTCAACGTCAGCACTTTATGCTGACTTAGCAGAAAACTATACATCAGACAACAAATATGAACCGGGTACAGTGGTAATTTTTGGTGGTGAACAGGAAATTACAATTAGTTCTCGTACACATGACACTGCTGTGGCAGGAGTAGTCAGTGAAAAGCCCAGTTACCTAATGAACTCTGGTGTTGACGGAGTAGCAGTTGCACTCACTGGCAAAGTAAACTGCAAAGTGAGAGGTCCGGTGGACAAAGGCACTTTGCTGACCACAAGTGACTTACCAGGGGTGGCTGAAAGAGTAAATGACAGTTTATATAGACCAGGCTGCGTACTGGGTAAAAGCATGATGACAATTCTTGATAATTCAATACAGACTATTACAATTGCAGTGGGGAGATTCTAATGTCATTCTTTCCCGTTAGTCCCGTTAATGGTCAGCAGGCCAATGTAGGAAATATAACCTATCAATGGAACAGTACCACCGGTGCATGGAATCGCGTTGGTACCACAGTGACCAATATCATTGATGGTATCACAGTTAACATCACTGGTAATCTCAACGCAACTGGTACTGGACAACAAAATTTTGCTGGTAGAATAAGTTCAGGTGGTAATATCAGTGCAACTGGCAACGTTCAAGGTTCGCACATGATCGCTAGCCAGACCATTGCAGCAGGCGGCAACATCACGTCGGGTGGTAATATCACCGCAGCAGGTGCGGCCAATGTGACCACTCTCAATGCAAGTTTGGTTAATGCAACAACACAAGTAGCAGTTGGCAGTGCCTATTTAGATGGTTCGCAGTTAGTGGTTAACAATGTCAATGCTGGTAATGCAGTGACATCACCATATGTTTCAACCACAACTTTATTAGCTGGCAATGCGGCTTTGACCAGTGCAACTGTGACAGGTAATATCACAGCAGGTAATATTTCAACTTCTGGTTCAGCCACTCACACAGGCAATATCAACGTTGGCAATGTAAATGCCACAGGCAATGTCAGCGGCACATTTATTCTAGGCAATGGTGCTTTTCTAACTGGTGTGGTAACAGGTGGCGGAGGTGGCGCAGGAAATCGTGCCAATATCAGTACCACAGTTGGTCCAGTATCCAATGCTGTGAGTGTAAACGCTAATCTAACTGGTTACAAAGGCTACGCAATTTATAAAATTTCCACTAGTGCGGCTAGTTGGGTAAGAGTATACACCAGCACTGCTGCTAGAACAGCCGACTCTACACGGGATCAGGATACAGATCCTCAACCAGGTGCAGGCGTCATAGCAGAAATTATTACCAATGGTGCAAACACTGTGACTGTTAGCCCAGCGGCCATTGGCTTCAATGATGACAATCCGGTTTCAAACGCTGTGCCCATTACTATCACGAATCTAAGTGGTGCACCTGCTACACTCACAGTTACATTAACTGTGTTGCAACTGGAAACATAATGATTGAAAGAACCGCATCCGAAGAAGAGTTAGTCAAACAACTAGGAGAGAATCCTAGCCCTGAAGCTCTCATGGAACATGCCAAAGCAACCTTGGGGTATGTTGAACCCTTGCAGATGGATGCTACTACAGAATATCCTCACGTGATTACCTTGGCCAGCTATGACGTACAGGACAATTTCTATGATGAAATGGAAAGTCCAGGTAGTCGAGGCTATGTACCAGATCGAGTGGTAGAATGCATTGATCGAATGCCACTGTGCCGGAGTACAACCTATCTTATCACTCCAATTGAAGCAGCACGTCTTGAGCAAGATCCTAGAGTGATAGCCGTTGAAGTTGAACCACAGTTCTTGGGAATCAAACCAAGACCATTGGGATCACAGTTCAGTGCGTTTTGGGATAAAAGTGGTACCACAACCAGCGACATGAAAAACTGGGGTCTGCTGCGCTGTTGGAACAGGACCACGTTGCCAAACTGGGGCAGTGACGGATCTGAGCCAAATAAAAGTGCCACTATCACATTGACCAGCACAGGAAAAAATGTTGACGTAGTGGTATTTGATGGCAACATGGATAGAAATCATCCAGAATATGCCAGAAATGCCGATGGGTCGGGCGGATCACGAATCAATCAGATTAACTGGTGGGCATACAACCCAGCTGTGACAGGACAACCAGCAGGTGTGTATAACTATGGTGCAGGTTCTGCAGGCAACAACGGACATGGTTATAACGTTGGTGGTATCATGGCAGGTAACACCTGTGGATGGGCCAGAGATAGTACCATTTACAATATTTCGCCCTATGGTGAACAAACCAATGGCACTAGCACTCCAAACCTAACACAGCTGGTAAACTATATTCGCTATTGGCACAACAGCGTTAAAACTCGTAATCCTGTCACAGGTATCAAAAATCCCACTGTGGTAAACATGAGTTTTGGTTTGTTTGGCAACACATTCGCAAGAAGCAACAACATCTTGATGTGTAATCGAATTGATTACCGGGGCACGATACAGAATCATCCTGCCAGTCCCCCTGCGGGCCAAACGTCGTTGCAGGCCACTTACAACGGGAACTGGACTTTAACCAACTTCTATAATGGCGGTATTCAGGTCTATGCTGAATATGCCAATGTATATGGTGTTATTCTGTTTTTCTATACTCTGCAAGATGCAGCAGCTTCAGCTGCTATTATTGATGGCATGAACGAGGGTATAATCTGGGGAGCAGCAGCAGGTAACCAGTGGGGCGAAGCAGGTGTACTCAGCGGAGATCCTGATTTTAACAACAATTTAAATGTGGCCTATGCTACTTTTGGCACTGTTGTGCTTTACGCTGCAAGGTATCATAATCAATTTCCAGTACCAGCTTCAACTGAAACAGGTACTCCAGGTACAGACAGCTTCAAAGGTGTAATAGTTACAGGTAACATTGATCAAACTGTCAATCAGCAGGTACAACAAACATCCAGTGCAGGCCGTGGAATCACAGTCTGGGCACCAGGAACTGGTATCATGGCACCATATACCAGCGGAGTACCTGACCCAAGAAATGCTAGTTTTTTCATGTCAAAACTCACTGGTACCAGCATGGCTAGTCCACAAGTCATGGGTATTATTGCTTCTCTGTGCGAGATATACCCCAACATGAGCCAAATGGACGCTTATCGTTGGGCTCGATACTATGCGCAAGAAGGTGTGATTCCAGACTTTGGAACCCCACTGCCACCGGGTCCTGTGAGTGAAAGAGGCCTGCGAGGAGCTCAGAATCTGTTCATGGGCTACTACAACGATAGACCCATAAATGGCAACGTTTGGCCTCAAAAACGCTGGTGGCTACGCCCTAGTGCAGGTCTAGCTTATCCAAGGCAAATCATACGCCGATATTCTACCGGCTAAAATGCCAAATCTCTGTTCACGATAAATATTAAATCGGGAACTAGGACAGAGATGGCACAGCAAATAATCAACGTAGGATCGCAGCCAGACAATGGTGATGGTGATCCATTACGCACTGCGTTTATTAAGACCAACGAGAATTTCACTGAAATTTATCAGGCTGGTCCTGTTGGCAGCAACATACAGATTGCCAACAACACGATTTCTACTTCCCAGCTCAATGGCAACATAATACTTGCGCCTCGCGGAATTGGGGTAGTACAAACCAACAGCACAGTGATGCCAAGACTGGACAATGTGTATGATCTTGGCACTCCCAGCGCACGTTACAACACATTATATCTAGGCACAGGTGGATTTGATAGCGTAGGTAATATCACTGGCAACTACTTTATTGGTAATGGTAGTCTGTTAACAGGTATTGTTGCCGAAGCTCCTCGCGCATTGATCTGGGGAAACACCAATCTAAGCATTGCCAATGTAAACGGCAATATCACTCTCACAGTCACTGGTACCAATGTAGTTACTGTGACTCCCAGTGGTCTAAATCTAAATGGCAATATCAATGTGTCACAGAGTTTGGTGGCAACTGATGTTCAGGCTAACACTGTTACCGCGTCAAGTCTAGTATCAACTCCACTGCTAACAGTCAGTACAATTTCAGCTGCCAATGGCACTGCCAACATTGGCAACGTTAATGCAGTCACAGTTAACACCACTAATTTAACAGCAAGTAACACAGTGTCATCACTCACTGTGCTGGCCACTGGCAATATCACTGGTAACATTTTAAAAACTGGCAATGTCACTGTATCTGATAGTACCATCACTGCTGCTGGCAATATCACTGCTTCATATTTCCTAGGCAATTTCGCAGGTAATATCAGTGGCAACCTCACAGTGCCTGGCAGCAACACAGGTGTGGTGTTTAATGATTCTGGTTTGGCCAACAGCAGCAATGGTTTTACCTTTGACAAAAGTACCAATGCAGCAGTTGTGTCTGGAAATCTATCAGCTGCCAATCTAATTGCATCTGCTAATCTATCAGCAGTGTCTTTGAATGCCTCTGGCGTGGCATCTGTCACTGGCAACATCACTGGTGGTAATTTGATCACTGCTGGAGTGCTATCAGCTTCAGGCAATGTGGGCGGAGCCAACTTTAACACCACTGGAGTTGTAAGTGCTCTAGGCAATGTTAGTGGCGCTAATATCAACACCACTGGTCTAGTCAGTGCTTTGGGTAATGTCACAGGATCTAATTTAAACACCGTGGGTGTTGTATCAGCCACAGGTAACATCACTGGTGGCAATCTTAACACCGTGGGTGTTGTATCAGCCACAGGCAACATCACTGGTGGTAATATCACTACCGCTGGCACTGCCAATCTTGGCACTTTGATTGTAGCCAATACTTCAAGCTTCGCAGGAAATGTCACTAGTAATCTAAACATCACTGGCAATGTTGCTGCCGGCAACATCAGTACACCAGGTCAAGTTGCTGCTACGGGTGCCATCACTAGTTCTAGCAACATCAGTGGTGCAAACATCAACACCACAGGTGTGGTATCAGCCACAGGCAATGTCAGTGGCGGAAATATAAACACCACAGGACAGGTTGTGGCCACTGGCAATGTCAGTGGCGCAAATATAAACACCACAGGAAAGGTCACCGCCAACTCAATTGATGTAGCTGGTAACCTATTGGTTGGTGGTATTCTAACTGTAACTTCAGATGCACAGATTGATGGTAATCTTAGTGTCAATGGCAATCTAGTCTATGTAAACGTTGAAGACCTAAATGTTGAAGATCCTATAATTGCTCTTGGTCGAGGCGTCAACAACACTCCGTTGACCAACAATGATGGTAAAGATAGAGGCACTCAGCTTTGGTATTATTCTGGCAGTGAGAAATCTGCTTTCTTTGGATATGACAACAGTTCAGGTAACTTGCTGTTGGCCAAAGATGTATCAATCACCGGTGAGATAGTCACTGTTAATAATTTTGGCAACGTTGAAGCAGGCAATCTATCAATTCAAACTGCCACAGCCACAGGCAACGTCAGCGCCGGCAATGTAATCACAGCAGCTCAATTTGGCTGGACAGGAACAGGATCTAATTCTCGTATAACCAACAATGGCAGTATTAGTCTGATTCCTGATACCGGCTATGATGCTTTGAGTGGTGTGCAAATTGGCGGCAGTGGATATCTATTGGGACCAAACGGCTCAAGAAATCTCACTTTAAATTACAACAACGAAAATGGTCTAGCTGGTGCATACCGCCTGGCAGTGACTGGAAATCAACCACAGGCTATTGTTAATTTTGGCACCAATGCCACTGGTTCAATTGGTAACGCTACGTCTTATTTTGGCAACGCTTTTGTTAAAAATGTCACCACAGAAAACGTCACAGCCAGCGGCAATGTCAATGCTAACAATGTACTAGCCACTGCTGCCACGTTTACTGGTAATGTTACAGCGCACACCTTTATTGGAAATATCCAAGGTAACATTGATGCCGGTGGTGCGAACACCCAAATACAGTTCAATGACAACGATGTTCTAGCAGGTAGTGCTGCGTTTACTTTTGACAAATCGTCCAATGTGGTCACAGCGTCTGGCAATATCATTGGTGGAAATATCACAACCGCTGGTACTGCTAATCTTGGTACTCTAGCAGTAACCGGTACTACAAGTTTCACAGGCAACATCACCAGCAATGTAAATGTTACTGGCAACATAGCCAGCGGTAATATCACTACACCAGGTTTGATCACAGCCTCTAGTAACATCACTGGTGGCAATTTAATCACGGCTGGCATAGTGTCAGCCACAGGCAATATCACAAGCAGTGCCAACATATCTGGCAATTTTGTTGCAGCAGGAGCAAATAGACAGGTCATGTTCAATGACAATGGTCTAATATCAAGCAGTGCTTTGTTTACGTTTGACAAAGCCGGTCCTACTATTAGTTTGACCAATGCTGCTGGTACCTTGATCACTGGTTATGTCAGCAGTCTTGGTGGATCAGACCTGAATCTTACACCTGCCACAAACAATTTGGTTATTTGGGGTAGTGCAAATCCAAGATTCAGCAATACCTACACACTGGGAACCAGCACTTTCCAATGGAGAAATGTCTGGGCAGGCAACGCCAACATTGGTGCAATGTCTGTGTCAGGTCCTGTGACCTTTGCTCAAACCTTAACTGTAACAGGAAACTTATCTGGCGGTAATATTGCCACAGCAGGGTTGATCAATGCCAACGGCACTGTTACTGGAGGAAATCTAGTTTCAAACGCCGTGATCACAGCTACCGGCAATGTTACTGGTGGCAACTTAATCACTGCTGGATTGATTGATGCTACTGGTAGTATTACAAGTGCGGCTAATATTTCAGGCAACAACATATCTGCCACACAGCTAATCACAGCTACATCTGCTAATATTAGCGGCAATGTCAATGCTGGCAATGTCAGCAGCACAGGACAACTAATAGCCACAGGTAACATAACTGGTGGTAACTTGATCACAGCCGGCTTAGCCAATGTCACTGGCAACATCTATGGCAACAACATCATTGCCGCTGCCAATGTTGAGATTCTTGGCAACAAAATAACCACCGGAACTACCACTGGCTTGTTGTTTGAACCAGGTAATGTTAGTTTGATCAGTGGTAACATCATTGTTAATGGCGGTTATATTTACAGCCAAAACGGTGACACTGCTATTGTATTGGTCAACAACGGTGAAATTGGCAGTGTAGGCATTGAGAATAATTTGCAAGTTGGCAAAGACGGCCAAGGTAATCTTGATGTGGCAGGTTATGCCAATGTAACCAGCAATTTAACAGTTGGTGGTGCCGTGACAGCAACCAGTAATGTCACTGGCGGAAATTTAAACACTGCTGGGCAAGTTGTTGCTACTGGCAATGTCACAGGTGGTAATCTAATTACCAGTGGACAAGTTGTTGCAACTGGTAACATAAACACCACCGCTAATGTGATTGCTGCTAATATTGTCACAGCCAATATCAACAGCTCTACTGGTATTGTAATTACCACAAGCGGCAACAATAACATTGAGTTGAATCCAGGAGGCACTGGCAACATTGTCTTAGATAACAACTATATTAACAGTGTTGCAAATCCTATACAAGATCAAGATGCAGCAACCAAGATCTATGTTGATAACTTGGTGAGTACTGCTATCTCATATCACGAGGCAGTAGTAGCAGCTACCACTGCTAACTTGGCTACCACCACAGGTGGCACAATTACCTATTCACAGCCCAACGGAGCAGGTAACGGAGTAGGCGCTACAATTACCACAACCGGATCATTTAACCTGATTGATACGGCAAATGTACAAACAGCAAACACAAGAATCTTAGTAAAAGACGAAGCGAATGCGGTACTAAACGGTGTCTATGTTTGGTCTAACGCCACAGTGATTACTCGTAGTTCAGATACTGATACTTATGGGGTAGCCAGTGCTAATACACTTGCTATCAATGATTATTTCTATGTGTCATCAGGTAACGTCAACAAAGGCTCAGCCTACATCGTTGATTCGCCAACCGGTGTAATTACTTTTGGTACCAGCAACATTGCATTTGCTCAGTTTAGCAGCACACAGGTTTACACTGGTGGAAATGGCATAAATGTAGCAGGCACAATTATCACAGCCAAGGTAGACAACGATACCACAGCGTTTGATGGCACTGGTAATATTGTTGTCAAGGCCAGTGCAAATTTGACAACGCCCAATATTGGAGCAGCCACTGGTACAAGTTTGATTGTCAATGGCAACATCACCGCCAACAATATATCTGCCAACAGTTTTCTAGCAGCCACAACAATTAACGCAACAGGAAATATCACAGGTGGAAACATTAACAGCAATGGATTGGCCAACATTGCGGGCACTGTGGCAACTGGCAATCTCACTGTAACTGGATTTGCTAATATTTCAGGCAATCTAAGTGCAATTGGTAATGTACGTGTTGGTCAAGATTTGAGTTTTAGTGCTGCCTATGCCAACCTCCAATATGCTGGCAGTGCTAACAATTATGTACAATTAGTAGCACAAAACAAAGACAACGGATCCGCGGCCAGCACAGACTTTGTAGCCACTGCTGACAATGGCACTGACAACGATACCTATATTGACATGGGTATCAACAGTTCTGGTTATAACCAGCCTGCGTTTGCATTACAGGGTGTTAACGATGGTTATCTTTATGTTGCGGGAAACACCACCACCGGCGGCGGTAATCTTGTGCTCAGCACCTTGGAAAACAATGATATCATATTCTCAACCGGTGGTGCAAACACCGGTGATGAGATAGGTAGATTCCAACATGGTAACGGATTTGCTGTATCAGGGCCTGTGTATGCCACAGGCAATGTAACTGCTCCATATTTTATTGGCAACCTAATAGGTAACATTTCAGGTAATCTTGCTGTACAAGGTCCTAATCGTGGTGTGGTGTTTAATGATGACAGTATTGCGAATTCAGTCACAGCTTTCCAGTTTGATAAATCCAGCAATCTAGTAACATTAACAGGCAACATTGATGTTCAAGGCATGACCTTGAGTGGTAATCTCACAGCCAATGGTAACATCAGCGGCAATTACTTCTTGGGCAACGGTTACTATCTAACAGGCATCATTACATCAGTTGCTAACATAAACAATGGCACATCAAATGTAAGAATTGAAACTGCCAACGGCAACATTCAAGCCAATGTCAACGGCACAGCTAATGTCATTACTATAACTGACCAAGGTCTGATACTTGGTAATAACGTTACTGCTAATATCAAAACTGAGTCTGCGCCACTGTGGATCACACCGGCAGATGGTCAATATGTCAGCATCAATTCAAACAATTATGCACAGTTGTATTGGACCAGCAATATTGCAAATTTGAATCCTGCTGGTAATGATGACTACGCCTGGTTGTATGTGAATTATACCGGCGTGAACATTGAGACTAATACACAAGCAGGAAATCAGCATTCATGGATATTTAGAGCCAACGGGGCAATTGAAACTTCTTATGACTTGATTTCCAATGCCAATGTCTATGCAAACTACATTGAATCAGGGACTGATGTTTATGCCATAGCTAATGTCACCGCATCGGGCAATGTCAGCGGCAACTATATTCTTGGCAACGGTGCTCTGTTGACTGGCGTGATTACCAGTGTGGCCAATATCAACGATGGCTCTTCAAATCTAAGAATTGAAAGCTCTGGCGGTAACATTCTTGCCAATGTGGGTGGTGTAGCCAATGTGTTTGCTATTACTACAGACGGGGCCAATGTTTCTGGTAACCTTGGTGTAACCAACAAAGTCACAGCAGCAGAATTCATTGGTAACGCAAATGCATCAAGTCTAGCGTCAGGCACAGTGCCAAGTGCTAGAATGTCTGGCACCTATGGTATAGATATCACTGGTCATGCAAACACAGCTAACACAGTCACAGACGGAGTCCAAAGCAACATTACACAAGTTGGTACTCTGTCATTTTTGATTGTCAGCGGTAATATTTCAACCACTGAAGAAGTACAGGCCACAGGCAATGTAGGTGCTGGCAACGTAAACAGTCTAGGCAACATCAATGCCACTGCTAATATTTCTGGTGCAAACTTAATTTCTTCTGGACAAGTTGTGGTCACTGGCAACGTGCATGCCAGCTACTTTATTGGCAACGGTGCCCTGCTCACTGGCATTGACACCACATTAATTGCAAATGGTACGAGCAACGTAAAAATTGTGTCTGCAAATGGCAATGCCACAGTCAACATTGATGGCACTAGCAATGTGGCTGTGTTTGCCAACACAGGTCTATATGTCACAGGAGAAGCCAATGTAACTGGCAGTGTAAACGCTGCTAATCTAGTGGCCAGCGCAAATGTCAGTGGCAACAATGTATCAGCATCAAATGCTGTAACAGCTAATACAATATCTGCGACTGGCAATGTTAGCGGTGGTAATCTAAACACCACTGGTGTGGTTCTAGCCACAGGCAATGTGTCAGGCGGAAATCTAGTGACCAGCGGCAACGTTGATGCTACTGGTAATTTGGCAGCTGGTAATATTTCCACAGGTGGATCAATCAATGCCACTGCCAATGTTACTGCATTAAACTTCTTTGCCAATGGTGCTGTGAGTGCAACCACAGCCATCACAGCCAATGGTAATATAACGGGTGCAAATGTGCTGTCAAATGCTGCTGTGATTGCCACAGGCAATGTCAGCGGAGCTAATATCACCACCACAGGAGCAGTTGACGCCACTGGTAACATTACAGGTGGTAACATTACCACAGCTGGTTTGGCAAATGTGGCCACACTAGAGGCCACAGGCAATGCCACAGCGGTTGGCAACCTATCTGGTGGAAACATTAGTACCACAGGCGCAGTATCAGCCACTGGCAATGTCACAGGCGGCAATTTGGTCACTGCTGGTGATGCTGTGATTGGTGGCAACCTAACAGTATCTGGCAACACAACCTATGTAAACGTTACTGAACTAAACGTTGAAGATCCCATAATTGGCCTAGGACGTGGCGCTAATAACACGCCGCTCACAGTAGATGATGGTAAAGATCGCGGAACTCAGCTTTGGTATTACTCTGGCTCAGAAAAATCTGCCTTTGTTGGCTATGACAACAGCGGCAACCGACTGATTGCAGCTACCAATGTTACTATTACCAATGAACTGGTCACTGTGAACAGTTATGGTAATTTTCAGGTTGGTATGCTTGAAGCTGCCAACGCCAATGTGACAGGAAATATTGATACATCGGGTATTGTGGCCAGCGGTAACATCACTGCCAATTACTATTTTGGTAATGCGGTAAACATGACAGGCATCGCCACAGCATCGTCGGTGTACAGTATAATCAATTTACAAGGTAATGTTACAGGCAACAGCACAGGTAATGCAGTACTGATCGCCAGCAATAGCTCAGGTAATCTACAGTTACAAAGTGGCAACGGTATCAACATGTTGGGCAATGCTGTCACTGGTAACATAGTGATCAGTATCATTGGCAGCACCAATGATGGTACACTATGGGGTGCAGGTGGCGATGCCGGCTTGGTTACTCAAGGAACCACCAGCATCACAGACAATGGCTTGATCACAGATGCAGTGACATCAGCATACGATCTAGGGGTGTTTGAATATGGATTAGCAGCTGGTGGTACACTCACAGTTGGGGCTTCAGCACCTCCTAATCCCAGCATTGGTGATCAATGGATTGACGTTGTTGATGGTACTCTGTATCTATACTTTGACGATGGATCTGGTAGCCAGTGGGCACAGATGGCTTCTGTGTACAGTATTGAAAACGGTAATCCTTTTGGCAACGTTAGTGCTAATTTGTTGCCCGCAGCTAATGCTTCTTATGACATTGGTAGTTCAAGTCTACAGTGGAACAATATCTATGCCAACAATGTTATCGCATCAGGTGCATTAACGGCTACGGGCAACGTTACAGGAAACTACATCTTTGGTAACGGCGCATTGCTCACAGGTGTGATTACTAGCGTAGCAAATATCAACAGCGGCTCATCTAACCTAAGAGTCACAACTTCAAGCGGAAACATCGCAGCAAATGTTGGTTCGTCGGCAAATGTTTTGGTGATTTCTGACAATGGAATCTACACCACTGGTTTAGTAAGCGCCAACAACAACATCATAATAAATTCTTTCACAGGGGCACCAGAAGGTGGACAGGTTGTTCTAGGATGGAAAGGGGTCTCAGGGCTTACAGGGCAAGGCAACTCAACCTGGAATATTGACGTCAACTCTGCAAATAGCTTCCGTGTGTTCTATCAAGACGCAGCAGGTAGTACAGGTGTCCCAATTTCTATTGATACTTCTGTAATGACCGTAAGTAATGTATCAATTACTGGCAACATTTCAGGTGCTGGTATACTCAACCCATTTTTATTAGCAGGAATGTAAAATGCCAACAAACTATAAAATATTAGGACAGTCAAACCCTAGTGCAACAACTTTGACCACTGTGTATACCGTGCCAGCTAACACCCAAGCAGTGGTCAGCACGATTACCTGTGCAAATTTTGGTGCCACTACAAGCAACGTGTCATTGTCTGTGCATGTAGGTAATGCTACCTGGACAGCCAGTCAGCAGATTGCCAACAACATTGCTGTGAGTACTCAAAATAGTCTAGCGTTGACTCTTGGTGTGACCTTGGGAGCAGGAGATACCATAAGAGCAAACTGCTCAACTGCAAACATTGCTGTTAATGTGTTTGGGTCGGAGATTACCTAATGTCAGTGAAGTTCCTAGGTAATGCCAACATAGCCATTGGAGCTCAAGGTGGACCATACTTTATTGGACAAGTATTAAACGATGGTTCATCAGCGGCCAAGGCCGCTGTGAGTGCTGCTGCTATCAAATCGCTTACAGGAACAAACACCGACGGAGTCTACTGGATAAATTTGCCCACTGTTGGGCCCACCGAAGTTTACTGTTTGATGAACTCTTCGGCTAACGGTGGAGGCTGGATGATGGCCATGAAAGCCACAACAGGAACCACATTTAATTACAGCGCAAACTATTGGAACACTATCAACACACTCAACCCCACAGAAAATAATCGCAACAATGGGGATGCTAAATTTAATACCATGAATTACTTTGCTGCTAAAGACATCATGGCTCTTTGGCCGGACATTGGTACCAATGGTGGTGGCCTAGGATCTAATCCTTACAGTTGTTGGAGTTGGTTACAAAACAATTTTTTTGCAGGCACAGCTACTACACTTGTTAACTTCTTTAATACCCAAGGTACTTATAATACTGGTACAGTAAATGATTCTGGTAATTATGGCGGGTATTTTACAGGTCTGGCAAAAAGTTCTTCTAACTGGGGCAATGGTATTTTTTCAAGTCAGGCAGATATCAATTTCTATGGATTCAACTTTAAAAACAATAAAAATTATGGCACTCAAGCAAATGTTAGGTGGGGATTTGGATGGAATGAAAACGGCGAAGGCAATTACACAGGACCATCAACTTTGGCGTCAGGCGGTGCCCCAGGTTCTGACGATGTCAGCGGTGGCATAGGCATGGATTCAAGTTTTGGAAGTTTTAGTGCCGGGGACAGAATTAATTGTTGTCAAGACACAACTGGTATTAATCGTTCAGCCAGAGTAGAGGTGTACATAAGATGACTGTTGGATTGATTGGAACATCGCAAAAATACACAATGGCCAACGCCACAATGACCACCAACATCAGCGCGATTGTGGCCACAGGTGGCACTGAAAGCACAGTGTCCAGCGGCGGGTTTAATTACAAAGTGCATACCTTTACTTCCACAGGCAACACAACTTTTACGATCTCCAGCACAGGTTCATCAGATTTCAACACTCTAGAAGTGCTGTGTGTGGGTGCAGGTGGCGGAGCTGGCGGAAATGATGGTCCCAATGGTGCAGGTGGCGGAGCTGGTGCAATCATGGTAGCCAATGTCACTGCGGTAGCAGGCACTTGGTATGCAAGTGTAGGCGGTGGTGGAGGTGGTGGCACTGGCTGTTGCTGCGGTGGTTGCAACGGTAGTGCAGGTGCTAATTTTGGCGCAGCAGGCGGCGCTGCTGGCTCCAGCTGTTGTTCAGGAGGTGGCGGTGGTAGTGGTGGCCTTAGCGGTTTATTTTTCTCCACAGTGGATCTAAGCGGCGCTAGAGTGGTAGCAGGAGGCGGTGCCGGAGGTGGTGGATCAAATGAAGGACCAGCAAATGATTCGCCAGCGTGCGGCGGCAACGTGCAAGGAATTGGCAACACAGGCACACTATCAGGCCAAGCCGGCTTTGGATATGGCGGCGGTGATGGCGGTGGATATGGAGCTGGTGGCGGTGGTTGGTTTGGTGGCAACGGACAAAATGGCGGCAATACCAGCGGCGGTGGTAGCAACGTAGCATCAGGAGTATCAGTGGTATATTCAGCCAATGGCAACAACGGCGGGCAAAGCGGCACCGCAGCAGGACCTAGTTATACCTGGGCTGGATGGGCCGGTAGTGGATATGGCACAGGAGCAACTGGCGGTAGTCAAGGCGCAGGTACAGCAGGTATAGTTGTAATTAGATATAGAGTTCCATCATGATTTACAAGTTTAACATAACTGGTTTTAATTTAACTGTGATTGATCAAGGCACCAAATGGGTGATTCGTGATATTTCATGGGTTTATACGGGGAAAAATCCCAATGGAGTCTATGCATCGGTGGCAGGTACCACACCTCTTGAACATGATCCTAATCAACCAAATTTTGTGCCAGTTGAACAGGTAACCAAAGATCTCTTAACTCAATGGTTGTTTGACAGACTTGATCCAGAGTTTTTACGCCATGTCAAGGACAGCATTGATGGTACGGTGTTACGAAACGCTAGAATTGTTAACAATGAACAACAAATGACAACATGGTTACCCATGGCAGTGCCCGGGGACGGTGAAATCGATCAAGAGGTTTTGAATGCATATCTTAGTAGATAAAACAGTCAGCGCAGCACGCATGACCATTTGTGAATCATGCGAGTTCTATGGAATGCCTGACAAAAAGTTAAATTGGCTTGGATCAGAACGCTGTCAAAAATGCAGTTGCTATATGCCAATGAAAACCACTTTGGCAAGAGCCAGTTGTCCAGTTGGAAAATGGGGACCTGATGAAAAATCACAAGAAACCCAGCAAGCACAAGAGGTAAACTCTTTGTGAACTACATCGGAGAAAGACTAGAACTATGCCATTAGATTTTCCTAGCTCGCCCTTAGTTGGTGACCTTTATACATATAACAACAGAACCTGGCAGTACAACGGCAGTGCCTGGGCATTGTTGGCCACATCATCAATCAACAACACTCCAATCGGTAATGTACAGGCCAACACCGGAGCGTTTACATCAATCACTGCATCCGGCACAGTAACTGCCACTGGCAACGTCACAGGTGATTGGTTAAATGCTAATCAGGTAAGCTCACTTGGTAATATTACTGCCACTGGCAACGTATCAGCTAATTTTCTCTTGGGAAACGGTGCCTGTATTACAGGAGTGGCCGTTACTGTAAGCAACATAGTCAGCGGAAATTCCAACGTGGCAGTGACCACAGCCAATGGCAACATTGCTATTTCTGTCGCAGGTAATTCAAATGTTGCGGTGTTTTCAAACGGGGATACCACTCTCAAGGCTAATTTTGTTCCCATCGCTGACAATGTCTACAGTCTTGGCAGTAGCTCGTTGCGATGGGCTAATCTTTGGATGGCTGGCAATACCATAATTCTTGGCAATGTGGTATTGAGAGATACCGGGGGCAACGCCATGGGCGTTTATGGTGCTGATGGCACTACTCCAGGACAATTCTTAAACACATCTGGATATCAACAGAATCCTGCTAATATCACCGTGAACACTACCTTGCCCACTAGCTACAACAACTTCAGTGCAGGGCCTGTGACTATTAACAGTAATGTCACTGTGACCGTGGCCAGCGGAGCTTTTTGGACCATAGCCTAAATGCCTAGCATACTCACAGTTGGAAACATACAAGCAAACACCACAGCAGCCAGCTCATTTGTGCCTGTAAACGCTCACGGCGGTGATATTACCAATACCATAACTGTAAATGGCGTGCAGTATCAAGTTCAAATTTTTACTGCTAATGGTAGGTTTAGTGTGAACAGTCCAGGAACCAATGGCATAGTTGACTACCTAATTGTTGGTGGTGGTGGTGGCGGTGGTATGGACATGGGCGGTGGTGGTGGAGGAGGCGGAGTTCTCACAGGCAAGTTTACCGTGAGTCGCGGCGACTACATGGTGGTTGTGGGTGCAGGCGGTCAAGGTGCGCCTGGCGGAGGTCAATGGCCTGCAGGAAGAACATCAGGACAGCCTACCGCACATCAATTCACACAACCGGCCTACAATGGCAGCAATTCTTCAATTTTTGGTCTAACCGCTGTGGGCGGAGGAGCCGGCGGCAGCAGCTACTATCAATACACACCAGGACCCACAGGCAACAGTGGTGGTTCAGGTGGTGGCGCCAGCGGATACAGTGACGGTGGCACAAGATCTGGTGGTGCTGGTACTGCTGGACAAGGCTATGCAGGTGGCCAAGGTGGCGGACAGTATTACAGTGGCGGCGGTGGTGGTGCAGGTGGTGCTGGTATTCCTTCCACTTTTTTCAGCGATGGTGGACCTGGAAAATACAGTGACATTCTTGGCGTTGGTTACTACTGGGGCGGTGGTGGAGGTGGTTCGGGATACAGTATCAATGGCGGTAACGGTGGCATAGGCGGCGGTGGCGGCGGAGCAGTAGGAACCACTTCAGGCGGACTGGGATACAACAATGGCAGTCCGGGCGGTGGAGGCAGCACTGGCTCGCAGACCAATACTCCGGGCGGCAATGGAGGCACAAACACCGGCGGAGGTGGTGGTGGCGGAAGCCATTACAATGCCAACAACCAAGGTGGTAACGGTGGTTCCGGTATTGTGGTTGTACGATATCCTTTAACCGCTGAAGATCAGAAGATTCCTGTAGACAACGGTGGTGTGGTGGCTGTGCCGGGAACTATCATACAGGTCAAGTATATTAGAACAGACAATAGAACAGTTTATTCCGTACCGGCCGGTCCTGGCACTGCCATAGGTGAACTTGGCCTTACTATTACTCCTAAAAGTCCTACTAGTTTGATTTTGTGTCGTTGGATGATAAACGGCGAAGTAAATCACGATACGGTCTGGCGAATTTTTCAAGACGGACAGGTAATTGTGCAACCAGGTTTTGAAGGTACTAACAATCAAAAAGGACTGGCTAACTTTGCAGGTTATGCTATGTCAAGATACGATCGAGGAGACGATAACTCTACAATGTCTAACCTATGTATTCAATATTTGATACCAGCATATGGTATTCAAACTAGAACCTATCAACCTGCCATTGCAATAGCCAATGCCGGCAGCACAAGTTTTTGTCTTAACAGAACCTATGGTAGCAGCGGACAAGATTCATACGAAGTCTCAGTCAGCGCAGGCTACGTAATGGAGATTGCACAGTGAGCAAGATTATTGTAGGCAATGTGTCACCTGTGTACGGACAGACAGCCATCTCAGTTCCTTCAGCTACAAACATTAGACCCGGTGGATCAGTGATACAAGTGCGCACGGCACGGTCGGACGTAATTACCACTTACTCCGCTCCCAACTCGGGTATAGGTACAACCATAACTGATTTGAATCTAACCATTGCTCCAAAAAGTGCCAACAACTATCTGCTGTTTCGTTGGAGCATTGCAGGTGAAAGCAATCATAACGTAAACTTTTTGATCCATCGCGACGGTGCATTGATCACAGATTCAGGCTATCAAGGATTTAACAATGTGGTTGGCAACGTGAATCTGCAAAGTGGATATGTTACATCTTGGTATGACAACAACACTGACAGTACCGGCACCATGTATTGGATTCAATATTATATTAGGCCAAGTAATACTAATTCAAGAACCTATGCACCTGCGGTGAGATCCAGTGAAAATGGGGCTGCCTATACATTTTTCTTCAACAGGGTAGCTGCTAGTGCCGGCCAAGACAATCAAGAGAACGCTGTTAGTAACGGTATAGTAATGGAGATAGTACCATGAGCACAGTGGCAGTAAATCAAATTCAAGGCCCTGCTAACAACGGCAACGTTATTACCATGAACAACGGTTCGGTGTTTAGTTTTCCAGGTAGAATAATTCAAACTACTCTGACTCGGGCTGATGCTGTAAGTTCCTATAGCTCATTTCCCTCGGGTGATGGCACACTAATTGGCCCATTGGCTATGCCGTTTACTCCTGTATATGCAAATAGTTTGTTGATCATAGAATGGATGATATGCGGCGAAGTAAACAACGATAATGTTTGGGTAATACACAAAAATGACAGTTTGATCACTACCGCTGGTTATCAGGGTTACAACAGTCAAGCAGGTAATCAGCGTTGGAGCGGATATGTGCCGTCTATGTATGACGGTGATGATGGTAGCACTCCGCAAAACTGGTATATTCTATACAGCGAAATTTCAGGATCTACTGCGGCTAGGACCTATACTCCTGCCATAAGATCCGCAAACGGGTCACAGTTCACATTTAACTTAAATAGAAGTTTAAACCAAGGTGATTCGCATGAATATCAAGTTAGCACAGGAACAATAATGGAGATAGAACAATGAGCACTTTACTGCTGAATCAAGTGCAAAGTTTAACTGGCAAGACCATACTGCAAACCACCGGCAGTATTCTACAAGTGGTTCAAACAGTGAAAACTGATACTTTTGTGGCTGCTGCTAACGGCACAGAACTACTGGTAACAGGTTTGGCTGCTAATATAACTCCCACAGCATCTACAAACAAGATCTTAATTCTAGGTCACATAATGTATTCATCTACTGGCACTACATATGGTGGTTGGTTCAAGAGAGGAACGACTAATATTGGTCTAGGTGATGGCGCAGGCAGCAGGCAGCGAGTTTCCATGGGCATGGCACTGGCTTCTGATAGTAATCAATCAAACACCTTTGTTTATTCATACCTTGATTCCCCAAACACAACCAGTCAGCTGACCTATCAGTTTTACGTAAACAATGACAATACCAATGCGATCTATATCAATCGCAGTGTAAGTGATGCAGATAACACCACAGGTAAAAGAGGAATAAGCACAGTTACTTTAATAGAGGTAGTAGCATGAGCACACTAAGAGTAAACAACCTAGCTACCACAACGGGTAATTTTACCATACCAACACAAAACATTGGTCGTACCGCCTATGCCAGTATGTACTATGCTGTGAATGATGCAGCAGTTACATTGACTATTTCTAGTACTGGTAGCACAGGCACACAGATGTTGTTTAATAATGCTGGACCAAGCCAAAATATAACAGTAAACACTGCTACATCAACCTGGACACATGCCTACACTGGTACCTATAGAGTGTACACAGCTTATAGGCAAGCCAGTGGTGGAGACGTATGGACAGTGTTAGCAGTGACCAAGGCAGGAAACAGTGTGGCAGTGGGAGTCAGTGCAAGAACTGGTAGCGAAGACAGCCATAATGAAAACTACAGTATTGTTTACACAGTTGACAGCACTTCCGCTACCTATCAACTGCAACAATGGTCAACAGCTGGTAAAACTGTTACCAGTGATTTTAGTGGTGGTAATCCAGGATGGACCAACTATTCAGCACTGTGCGGCAACACCACAGGTGACATTGGACGCATGGTTGATTATTTTGTAGAAAGATTAGGAGATTAAAATGGCATATGATTTAGCAGCAGCTCTATTGAGTTTGCGTCCTGGAGCGCAGTGGGCTCTAACCGGGGACGATTATGTAGGACTTGACTGGCGAGATTCCAGCCCAGCCCCAAGTCGCGCTGAGTGTGAAGCTGAAATGGCTAGACTCAAAAAACTCTACGATGACCAAAACTATGCTAGACAGCGTCGAGCAGAATACCCAAAAATAGAAGATCAGCTGGATACCCTGTTTCACGGTGGATTTGATGCTTGGCACACACAGATAGCCGCTATCAAAGCCAAGTACCCAAAACCTGATAATTCCTAACCAAACTAAATATCTAACAGGAACGATCAAATGGCCATACAAGTACAACTTAGACGTGGAACAACTTCGCAAAACAACGCTTTTACAGGTGCTGTGGGCGAAATCACAGTTGATACAACTATCAACACTGTGCGGGTACATGACGGTACCACCGCAGGGGGGACAGCGTTGGTCAGCACAGATGGTGCGCAAACTTTGACCAACAAAACACTCACATCCCCTACTATACAGGGCGTGGGCTTGGTCAGCATCACAGGTAATATTACAGGTGGTAATGTCACTGCCACTGCAAATGTCACAGGTGGAAACTTAATAACCACTGGCATTGCCAGTGTGACAGGTAATATCACAGGCGGTAATATTACTGTGACAGGGTTGGCTAATGTAAATTCAGCACTGGTAGCTGCAACCACAAACAGCACCAGCACAACTTCAGGCGCCTTGAGAGTTTCAGGCGGTGCTGGCATTGCGGGCAATATCTATGCTGGAGGTCTTGCTGAGATCACAGGCAACATCACAGGCGGCAATCTAACCACAGCTGGAGTTCTAACAGTGAACTCTAACAATGCTGTATCTGCTATTATAAATGGTGGCAGTAATGCTGTGGGAAACATTGGCAGCAGTTCTGGTTACTTTAACACTGCGTTTGTCAAGGCCACATCAGCACAGTACGCTGACTTGGCAGAGATGTATCAAGCTGATGAATATTACGAACCTGGTACTGTTTTGAGTTTTGGTGGACCCAATGATGTCACTATCAGCGTAGTTGACAGTGATCGTAGAGTAGCAGGAGTAGTGTCTACTGATCCCGCTTATATCATGAACTCTGTTATGGATGCGCCAAATGCCACTCCTGTGGCCTTGATGGGCAAAGTGCCAACCAAGGTCATTGGTCCGGTGAGCAAAGGTGATCTAATGGTCAGCGCAGGCAATGGTTATGCTAGAGCCGACGCCAATCCCAGTATTGGATCAGTTATTGGCAAGGCTTTGGAGGAATCCCAGGGAGGGACGGGAGTCATCAACGTAGTAGTTGGTAGACTCTAAGTTTTCTTCTAGTGTAGCAATTTTTTCTTGAATAGCCTGCATGTGCATGGTGTTCCAAAGACCTGGGTGCATGGGCTTAGGCCATATTCCACTATCTATCCAAGCATAACCTAGATGCTCGTCATTGAGCACTGGTACAAATTCTTGATCAACTTGACAGAAAAAAGTGTGATAGCTAAAACTTTGATCCCCCGATGTCCATTTCTCAAGCGGTAAAAATTTTGCGTTTACAAAATCTAGATTAAGTTCTTCTTTACATTCACGATGTATGGTGTCTAACAGACTTTCGCCTGCATCGCATTTGCCACCAGGCAGTCCCCAGGTGTTGGGATGGCGCACATCATTACGCATAACATATAGATATCGGCGTGTGTGTACGCTGAAAAACAACACACCAACTGCGTTTAGAGAATTAGATTCCACGATCCCCCCGGATACAATCCATCATAGCTTTTTACCCAGTCTTCGCCTGTCCATTTGTACTGTATTCCAGTAGTGATATTTGTCACGTATTGTACATCCGCCAGGCTTTGGCTGTCAAATACCACACGCCAGCGTTGACCATCAAATTCAACGATATCATTGGCATTGGCAATCAAAGGCTGACCGTTTATACCTCTCCAGGCAGTTGGGTTAGCATCAAAACTATATGGATCACCAAAGGGATCCGTGCGGGTGGTGTAGTTCTCCGCACTGCCAGTGGCCTCGGTAAACAAGTAACGTTGTCCAGTCATGCTGGAATCTAGTCCGTCTCCAGGCGCACTTTTCAAAGGATTGATCACTGCATCAATTGGTGGCAGTGTGTTTTGTGGCACTGTATCTGGATCAATGTTAAACAGCAAAAATCTATCATCAGCTGGATTAAGTGCCACAGTGCCAACAATGTAACTGTCTGGATCCCAAGGATTGTCCAAGGTTACATAACTGATACCCGGACGCAGTACGCCATACAAGTTGATCACGCTGGGCCATACTAGTTCATCGTCCACTGGTGAGTCGGGTGGGGTCAAACTGGTAATAGGTTGTGATATCACATCTTGAGGTTGTAGTATCTGCAACTGTCCATTCAACAGCAGTACCTGATAGCTATATGGTGTGACCTTGACTCTAGTGCCTAACAGTAGATCGCTGTCAATAACTGCATTGGAAGCATCGCCTTGTGAATCGTAGATGCTGGCAATAACACGTTCCACAACACCAAGTTTTTTGATCTTTGCTGGGCTTGAAATCCAAATTGGCAAACCAAATCTAAGACTACAGATATCAATAGGATCTTCAGTGCCCATGGGAATGGTACGCGAACTCCAGGACACTGACTCAAGTTCAACCACACTCAAACTGGTCCAATCAATATAGTTGTCTGTACTTTGTATTTCTAGAGCAGGATTGAACAAGGTCAGTATTTGTTCAAGTATCTGCATTTTTTGGTTGGTATTACTGGTCCAGATATCCAGAGTAATAGTAAGTTTGTAGGGCACAGGCATTAGACGTTCAATCGTAAACGCATTGCCTTGGGTGACCTCATAGGTGTCACTGTCTGTGTCGTAGTAACGCTGTCTTACATTGATTTTGTCAACAAAGGTTGGTTCTTGGATTCTGCCACGATCATAATCAAGACTAGAAATGTAAAACGTCATGATTGGCGTGCTGGGCATGCTGTTTGCAGAGTTCTGCTGAATAATGGTCTGCGCATTACGACTAGAATCACCATAACGCACAGGCACACGATACAAGGTATCTGGTGGTGATACTCCTGCTAGATTCTGTCCAAACTCCACTTGGAAGTTTGAAAAAATTCTTGTGAACTGCAACAAGAATCTGCGTATTTGACCGTCATAAAAGAACTGTTGCATAGGTTAACTTGATGGTTGTCCGGGCTTGGTAGGCGGATATGGCTTAGGCGTTTTATTACCACCTTGATCTCCATTATCAGCTCTAGGTTTAAGGGCTTGACTAAGACTTTGTCTACTGGGTATTGGACCAAGATCAGTGCTGTTCACAGTGTATGTATTGTTCACAAAGCCTGAACGCAAGGTATTGTTGTCCGCACCAGGTGTAAGGTTGGTGCGTACAACCTCTTCGATCTTTACCCAACGACTGCCGTTGAATCTAAACAATCTATTAGGGAAGTAATCTAGACGTAGGCAATACTGTCCAACTTCAGCCTGTAAAGGAAAACGAACTCCGGGCGTAACAGGCAAACCATTGGGCGCGATACCATCACCAGTGAGATAACCTGATGTATAACCATCTGCTCTTGGTGTTAGATTTTCATTGCTCACAGTACGACTGGCGTCAGTCTGTGTGTAGTCAGCAGTATAAGTGCTAGGATCAGCAGGCGATCCATCAGGGTTAGTAGGCAGAATGTAGAATTTTACTGTATCGTAACCACTCTTTGGTACTTCTTCTTCGGCCTGTACCAAGATAGCATCATTAATCTCAAGATCTTTGTTGCGAGTTGAAGCACTATCCGCCAGTGTGTTGATACGACTCTTTTCAGCCCAGTATTCAGTATTTGTGATGTCTATGTCCGCAGGTGTGTTTTTAAGAGCCACATAGTAAACATTGTCATAGTTCACAATACTGCCGGCTGGATAAAAATTACCTGGATCCCAGACGTTTTCTGGTTCAAATGGCTGTTGTAGTATGTCTTGATACTCTTGAGCATTGACCATGGGTGTGGCTTTTACACGCCAAAGGTGTGGCAACCAAGTTTGACTGAAACCTTCGCTGGCAAAAGCAGCATCCTGTACCACGTAGAACTTGGGCAGTGCTCGTGGAATGTTTGAATCCAGTGGATGGTAATCACGTAGATTTGGCACTTCCAGTACGTCACCGTTCATGATCTTGCGACCCAAACTGTCAATCATGTCATTGTAATGAAAAGTCACAAACAGTGTGTCATTGTTTAAAAACAAACCAAACTGGGTTAGATCAAAATCAATGTCTTGAGCGCGATAGACTCCTCGCATCACATACACATCTGGATCATAGGCTCTGTCGCGGTTTTCCAACAACAGCAGATCTTGAATAAACAGCGGGCTTTCCCCTGCGTAGTTTGGCATGGTAGCATCGTGCTGAGTGTCTGTTGAACTATCGCCCGTAACCTTGGGGCCTAGATACTTGTGTAGGTAGATATCTAGTCCGCCCACGGTGTATTGTTCCGAAATGGTTCGGTCCAAAAACTGATAGTCGCGGGTGCGATTTGGGCGGTATAGGCTTAATCTGGGCATTTTGGCTGTTCCTCGTAGTATTTACCGGACAAGCCCAGGTGTAGAGCACCTATCAATTTGGTTGACCAAATAAGCTTGGAATGCTATAATTACTAGGTGTTGAATACGGAGCTACTATGAACGCTACAAAATCTGTGAAAACAAACCGCCCACTCAAAGCAATGACTTCAAAATCTGATGTCAAGTACACTGGGTCAGAACCAGAATGGAAAGTGCAGCCGGACAGCGACAACAGAGTTAGTAGCTTGAGTCGGGCATTTGGATGGTATCACTATAGCTTTGGCAAAAAAGAAGCCAAAGAACTCTTGATTGATTGGCTGGCACGCAATGATAGATCAGCTGATGCTAAGGCCTTGGGGCGAGTGCCCGAACAATCTGTTAGCTGCACCATAGGTTGGCTGAGCCGAATGAATCTACGTGGGCTAGAACTCTTGGCCGATGAACGAGCAAAACTAGACACTCACATTGCTGATTTGATCGCTGCTGCTAAATCTGTCAAACAGGTAGTAGAAGAAGTGGAAGAGTCTGTGAGCAAGCCCAACATTCAAGACAGGCTGCGCGAAAAAGCCGCGGAAGTAGCAGGCGAACTAGAAGGCATGCTAGATGCAGTGATTGCCAATGATGTTAAGATCACAGCAGAACACAAACCCATAAACCTACTGCGCGGCATGAACATCAGTCCACAGCATATCAGCGTGGTGCGAGACAGTTGGATCAAGCATCGTGATGAATTTGCAGAAGCTGTGCTAGGCAAAGATGCACAACTAGCCGAAGGTTACGGTCGCTTTGGCAAAATACAACTACGCAATCTAGTCAAGTTTGCGGAGCAGGTACTAGCAGACTGCGACAGTTATGTGCAGATTAAAAAAGTAGAGCGAAAACCACGCAAGAAAAAGCCAGTGAGTGCAGAAAAACTCACTGCCAAGTTCAAGTACCTCAAAGAGTTTCCAGAGCTCAAGCTTACTTCGGAACCTGTGACCAAGTTAGTTGGCGCCACTGAAGCTTGGTTGTATGACAGCAAAAAACGCAAGCTGATTCATGTTGTGGCCGACAGTCATGTACAAAGCTTGTCGGTCAAGAACAGTGCTATACTGGGCTATGATGCCACAAACAGCATACAGAAAACTCTGCGTAAACCAGCTGAGCAAATCAAGGCGCTGATGAGCGGTGGTGCTCCTGCTGCTAGAAAGTATTTCAAAGATATCAAGAGCACTGAAACCAAGTTCAATGGGCGTGGAAACGAGAACTTGCTGCTGCTGCGAATCCGGTAAATACTGGATCAGGAGCGATCATGCACGAGGGTAGCCTAGAAACCAAAAAACAAGAACTAATTGAGTATACACAGCTTCAGCTGGGCAATTTCATGATTGATGTTGAGCTTGATCCAGCACATTATGAGGCTGCTTATCAGCGAACCATAGGAACCTACAGACAACGTGCGCAAAATGCCTATGAAGAATGTTACATCTTCATGGAGTTGATCACAGATCAAAACGAGTATTTCTTGCCCCAAGAAGTGATACAGGTCAAGCAGATCTTTCGTAGAACATTTGGTATTGCCACTGGACCTTTTAGTTCGGCTTTTGATCCTTTTAGCCAGGCTCAGATGCAGGTTTATCTCATGAACTTCAACCAAAGCGGCGGCCTAGCCACATACGATTTTTACACTCAGTATGTTGAGCTAGCAGCACGTATGTTTGGTGGCTTTATCAACTTTACCTGGAATCCTGTGACCAAGAAGTTGCAACTGATACGTGATCCCAAAGGCTCCGGAGAACAGGTGTTGCTGTGGGTGTATCAACTCAAGCCCGAGGTGCAACTGTTGTCAGACTATCAAATCAGTCAATGGATTAGGGACTATATGGTAGCTGCCAGCAAAATGATGGTAGGCGAGGCTCGTGAAAAATTTGCCACCATAGCAGGACCCGGTGGCGGCACCACACTCAACGGTACAGCAATGAAAGCCGAAGCACAGACACAAATGGATGCTTTGGTCGAACAGCTCAAAAACTACGTAGACGGATCACAGCCCTTGACCTGGGTGATTGGTTGATCTAGTCTTTGACTTTACCACAACTTCTGTTATAATACTTCTATGCATCTCATGATTGACATAGAAACTCTAGCCACCGCTCCAGAAGCCACAATCCTTACTGTGGCAGCACAGGCCTTTGACCCCCTAGGACAGGGTTACTACGACTCTAACTACTATGCCAGGGTGGATCTTGAAAGTCAATCCAATCGTAGCATAGAACAAGGAACACTGGATTGGTGGGCCAAGCAAAGTGACTTTGCTAGAGAAGAAGCCTTTGCTGAAGACAATCGTAAGCCTCTGGACCAAGTGCTGGACGAACTGGGCAAACTTATTTGGAAAAGCAGTGCTATCTGGGCCAATGGGCCAACCTTTGACATGACTATTTTGGAGCATGCGTACAAGAGCTATCAAAAGCCCTTGCCCTGGCAGTACTACAAGGTACGAGACTGCCGTACTGTGTATATGCTGTGGCCCAATGAAAAATTTAACGACACACCAGTTGCTCCAATGTTGATTAATAATCAAGCGCACCGGCCCGCAAGCCACCATGCTCTTGACGACTGTCGCAGACAGATTGATTTACTGCAAGAAACACTCCGGCGTATTGGTATAAAGGACATGGCATGATAGTAGGGTTCGTGGGATTAATTGGGTCAGGTAAAGACACTGCTGCTGATTATTTGGTAAACTTTCATGGTTTTAGACGTGACAGTTTTGCAAACACACTCAAAGATGCTGTGAGTGCGGTGTTTGGCTGGGATCGAGTGATGTTGGAAGGACGCACAGCAGAAAGTCGAGCCTGGAGAGAAAAAGTTGATCCCTGGTGGAGCCAGAGATTAGGCATGCCGGATCTAACTCCTCGTTGGATATTGCAAAACTGGGGCACAGAAGTGTGCCGCCAGGGATTTCATGATGACATCTGGATAGCCAGTTTAGAAAACAAACTTCACACCAGCAGTGATCACGTGGTGATTTCTGACGTGCGTTTTCCTAATGAAATAGCTGCAATTCGCAGGGCCGGTGGACGCATCTATTGGATCAAACGCGGCGACCTGCCCAAATGGTACCAGTGTGCGCTCAAGGAAAATACCACTGGAGAAGACGATCAGTGGTTACTGGAAGACGCCCATGAACTCATGGCGCAGCGTTTTCCAGACGTACATCACAGCGAGTGGGCCTGGATAGGACAGCGGTTTGATGCTGAGCTTGACAACAATGGTTCTATACAAGATCTTTACCAGCAGCTTAAAAGTCTGGTTCAAGATCACCACGCCGCCAAGGACGGTCTTGCCGTTTGATATCCTCTACACAGTTTCTACACACACTGCGAAGGTTGCGGTGTTCTACGTTGTTTAGATCCCCGTCTATGTGATACACTAGGATCTGGCTGGCTATGCGGGCTTTGAATCCGCACAAGTCGCAGATTGATTTCTTTTTGTATCCCTGCTTTTTCCACTTGGGCTCTCTTGGCTTGAGTTTCTTGTGTTTTCTCGAACAAGTATCACACTTGCTACGATAGTGTACTGTGTCTTGACTATGATAATTCACGGCACAAGGTCTTTGTTGGCACACAGTGCATATAGGACGTTTCATGTGAGTATTTACTAGCGGACCTTTGCAAAGGGCAACGTATCTCAGCAGTTTTTGGTGTTTCCGATAAATATCAATAACTTGTAAAAGGAACCATCAACATGGCACTTACATCACCTGGCGTAGAAGTTACCGTTATTGACGAAAGTAACTACATCCCTGCAGCCACCAATACCGTACCGTTTATCATGATAGCCACTGCCCAGAACAAAATTTCTGGCACTGGCGTCGGCGTAGCACCTGGAACACTAGCGGCAAACGCTAACCGTGTGTACACTATCACAAGTCAGCGTGACTTAGCCGCTACTTTTGGTGTACCATTCTTCTATCAAACATCAGCTGGAACACCAATCAATGGATACGAACTCAATGAATATGGCCTAATGGCTGCATATTCATGCCTGGGTATCAGTAACCGTGCTTATGTTCAGCGTGCTGACGTTGACCTAGCAGAACTCACTGCTACACTGGTACGCCCCACTGGCGATCCTGACAATGGCACTTTCTGGTT